GAATCATTTAAATTCTTGCAGTATATGAATAGAGCCCTACCCCCAAAAACTAGAGATAAATGAATAACATTCATAGGAGTAGAAAAAAATCCAGATTGCATCATTGGGTATTTTGGATTTGGGCATGCACTCCACTTTTCATTTCTTTCATAGGATTAAGAATTATCTTAAGATATTACTATGGAATATAAATAATAAATAAAAAAAAGAGAAAAAAAAGTATGCCAAATTATAATCAGCAAAGATACGGAAGAAGATTGTGGGGAACTCCAAATCAAGCATTAGTTGATGTATTTCTTTTACAAGCTGCCTATAACAGCTCAACTGCAACTCAGACTTGGGAAAAGGTAGGAACAAATGATAATACAACTAATTACTCGTCTACAACTAATCCAAGTCTTACTGAAGTTAGATTGATGGGGCAAACAGCTCCAAAGAGAATCCAGAACACTTCAACAGGCAATGCTGAAGCTACTGGTATTCAGTTTGACAGCACAGGCACTTACCCTATGTTTACTTTTCCTACTAAAGGCATTTACAGAATAGAAGGTCATTTTGCAATAAGTCAAACAACAAGTAACGCAGATGATCTTAATTTTGGTTTCTATTGGTCTACTGATGGTGGCACTAATTTTTATAACCGCTGGTACAGTAGGAGTTATGTAGAAGGCCATGGGCATCAATTTTCACAATCCCCATCTATGGTTGCTGCTGTGACTAATACATCAACTGATAGATTTGCAGCGTATATATCCAATAATGAGTCAACTAACAATATCTATGGAAGCACTGCGTATGAAAATGAATCTCATCTCATTTTTAGAAAAATAGGAGAATTGTAATATGCCTAGATATGATAGACAAAGATATGGTAGAAAAAGAGGTGGTGATAATACTACTTTAAAAATCATAGATTATTGGCATTTAAACTCAGACCACTCTGGAACTACTTTTTTTAAAAATTGGACAAATACCTTAACGAGTGGAGGAGATGTTTATACCGCTCATAAGGGAACTGCAATGTCTGTTAGTTCAACAACTGGATACTGGACTTTTCCACGCACAGGCATTTACTCTATATCTCTAAGTGCGTGGATTTATGCAAGAAACAGTGATGGTGATATAATAGACATTTACCATTATCTCAGCGCTGATGGTGGTTCTACAAATAATAGACTTTTAAAAGACAGAGCCTATGTAGAAGTTGAGGGATATGAAACAGTAACAACAAGCCAAATGACAGTTGACATACCAAATGTTTCTACACATCTTTATGCTATGGGAATAGTGGGTGCTGCTGGAACTAATCATGTAAGAGGTGATTCAACTCTACCAAATAGAACATTTGCAGTTTTTGAAAGGATAGGTGATTCAATAAATGAGTGATTATAATACATTACGACACGGCTCAAGTGATTTCTTTACAAATGTTGAGGATACTTCAATTGAAACAACTAATGTTGATGTCTGGTGGCTGACAAGTAATTTTTTGGATAGATCAACACCAATTCTTAATTTTAGTAGAGAAACTACATTATCTAGCGAGTTTCAGAGTGGTGCAACTAAAGGTGATGCAATGTCATTTGATTCAACAAGTGGCTTATTTTCTTTTCCAAAAACTGGACTATGGAAGATAAGTGGTAATTGGTCATTTTATTATTCTAGTGGTACTCAATTAAGGCAAGCTCAGTGGTTTTTAAAAGCAACTAAAGATAATAATTCTACTAGTATTAGTATGTTGAATAATACTCAAAATATTGAAGATAATGACATGCGGCTAACTGGCTCTTATGTGACATCTTTTAAATGTGAAAATACATCTACTGATAAAATATTTTATCAATGGTTTAAAGGACACAGCAATAATAGTAATTATGTTCTTGGTAGCTCAACACTTGCATACACAACAGTTACATTTGAAAAAATAGGATAGTTATGAATACTGAATACATGGGACTAGATGGATTTATCTGGTTCACTGGCGTTGTTGAAGATAGGAACGATCCAGATAAATTAGGGAGAGTTCGTGTAAGATGCTTAGGATATCACACAGAAAATAAAGAATTAATACCCACAGAAGATTTGCCATGGGCTCATGTCATGCATCCTGTTACCGATCCGTCTATGCAAGGTATGGGAAAGACTCCATCATTTTTAGTTGAGGGTGCATGGGTTGTTGGATTCTTCATGGACGCAAGGCAAAAACAGCAGCCTATGATTATGGGAACACTTCCAGGCGTTCCAGAATCTATATCAGATAAGTTAAAAGGTTTCAATGATCCTAATGGAGTGTATCCTCAAAATCCAAGCACTTTGTCTGGGCATGACTTAAATGAAAGTGATACAAATCGCCTTGCAAGAAATGATACTGGAAAAGAGCATAAAGTTTTAGAAACAAAAGATGAGGAATTTAGTGAAGCAACTGCACCTAAAGGAAGAACAAAAAGTGTAACGACTTCAATTGGTGATGAGTGGGGTGAGCTTGCAACAAGTGAATTAACGCTTAAATTATCATCAAGATACAAATCTGTTTATCCAAAGAATCATGTCTATGAAACTGAAAGTGGGCATATCAAAGAATTTGATGATACAGAAAATAGTGAAAGAATCCATGAGTATCATACCTCTGGAACATTCTATGAGGTTGATGCAGACGGAACAAAGTCCATTCGTGTAGTTGGTGATAAGTTTGAAGTTGTTGTTGGAACTGAATATGTTAATGTTAAAGGCTCAGTTAATCTTACAGTTGAGGGTGATATCAATACCTATGTGCAAGGTAATATGACTACGATTGTTGATGGTAATAAAACAGAAGTTGTGCGAGGTGACTTAAAGCAAGAAGTGCATGGAACAGTAGATGAGGTTTACGGCTCAACGCAAAGAACAGATGTTACAGGTAAAGTTACTGAAGTTTATGGTGCAGATTTATCAACAGAAATCACAGGCAGATATGATTTAGATTTAACTGGTGAATATGATTTAGAAGCTTCAACAGTTCATCTTAATAAATCTCAAGAAAGAGATGTTCAAAATCCTACGACTATTATATCAGATCCAACATCAGAAGTTCAAGATGCTTATCCAGCATCAGATATACCACAAGGATTTGCAAACAATTATGTTGCAGCTGATGATTTGCGTAAGCAACAAGACGAGCAAAAAGAGGACAATGATGTCTTTACTGATAGTCCAGTTGAAAGTGAAAGATATCTTGGCTCATGGAATGACTATGATGGAAACTTCCAATTAGATAATCCAAGAAATTTAACTTACATTAGCCAAAATAATTCTGATGTTGCATTTTTACGACAAAAGACAGTTGACAATGGTAAAACTTGGAATGGTGACCCTTTTGGGTTTAAGAGTGAATCAAAACTTGCATTGTATTCATCTCATTTAGATGGTGCGTTTGTAGAGAGTGAATATACATCAACTCTTTGGGATTGGAATACTGATGTAGATAAAAGAATACGCTCAGAGTTAGGTCAATTAATAGACAAGCTTGCAGTTTCTTGGAGAGATGCGTATCCAGATTTACCAAGAATAATTGTCACAAGTGGATTTAGAGGTATTCGTAGAAATGCAGCTGTTAAAGGTTCTTTTCCACACAGAACTGGAAAAGCGTGTGATATCTTTGTAGGAAAGCTTACAACAAAGCAAAGGCAAGACTTTTTACAGCTTTGTATTGATACTGGATTTACTGGCATTGGAACATATTTTCAAAATCCAAACAAAGGTAGATTCCATCTTGATATTTTACTTCAAAGAGAATGGAGGCAAGGTGGTGGTGAGCAGTACACTTACTTTAGAAATATCTTTAACACAGCAGGGTATAGTGTTCCAGCATACACAGAAGTAAACACTTCATATGGTTAGTAACTCGTATAAATAATATAACAATAATAACAATAGGAGTTATAAGTGTCTGCGTATATTGATGCACAATCAAATAACAATAGTGACAGAAATTCAAGACAGTACACCGACCTTGATTTGTTCTTTGGTAAAAAAAGTTCTGATAGTGACATTAGTAAAGTTACAGATGTCCAAGCAGTCAAGCGTTCCATTCGTAACTTAGTTCTTCTTAATCATTATGAGAAACCTTTTCACCCAGAGATTGGCTCTGGTGTAAGAGATATGTTATTTGAACTAATGACACCAACAACTGCTGTTATACTCACTAGAAAAATTGAAGATGTAATTAATAACTTTGAGCCTAGAGCAAGACTGGTTGCAGTCAGAGCATTTCCAGACTTAGATAATAACGCATACAATGTGAGTATAGAGTTTTATGTTTTAAATACTCCCACAGAACTTGTAGATTTAACAATCTTGTTAGAAAGATTACGATAATGGCAGACACTAAATTAAGAGTAACAGAATTAGACTTTGATGATATCAAAGCAAACCTAAAAAATTTTTTAAAAGCACAGACAGAATTTAAAGACTATGACTTTGAGGGTTCTGGTATGTCAATACTACTAGACACTCTTGCGTACAATACACACTATCTTGGTTTTAATGCAAACATGCTAGCAAATGAAATGTTTCTTGATAGTGCATCACTCAGATCAAGTATCGTATCACACGCAAAGACACTTGGATACGAAGTGAGTTCTTGTAGAGCTTCAAAAGCAACTGTAAATATTGAACTTGCTACTGGAGATACAACTAAAACAATGCCAGCTGGCACTGCGTTTAATACAACAGTAGATGGAACATCATATCAATTTGTTACTGCATCAGATGTTACAAAATCAAATTCTGGTAATAAAGTTATTTTTGACAGCACAGAAATATATGAGGGAACTTATGTAACGACAAAGTACACAGTTGATTCATCTAATGTAGAGCAAAGATTTTTACTTAGAGATAATCGTGCAGACACTACAACTTTAACTGTTAAGGTGCAAAACTCTGCCTCTGATTCTACTACGACAACTTACACTAGAGCAACTGATATATCACAGCTTAATGCATCAAGCACAGTCTATTATTTACAAGAAGTTGAAAATGGAAAGTTTGAAGTTTATTTTGGTGATGGTGTTGTAAGTAAAGCACTTACTGATGATAATATTGTGGTATTATCATATGTTGTAACAAATAAATCTTTAGCAAATGGTGCAAATACATTTTCAAACTCTGGAGCTATAGATGGTGTAACAGGCGTTACCACATCAACTGTTACAGCTGCATTTGGTGGTTCAGAGCCAGAATCACTAACTTCAATCAAACTTAACGCACCACTTGATTACGCATCTCAAGGCCGTGCAGTTACAACAGAAGATTACAAAGTTTATATAAAGAAACTTTTTGCAAACACTCAAGCTGTTTCAGTATGGGGTGGAGAAGATGGAAGTTATGACACTAGTACAGGCGTAAGTGATACACCAGAATATGGTAAAGTTTTTATATCAGTTAAGTCTACAACAGGATTAAATTTATCAGATGCACAGAAAACTCAACTAGTTACAGACTTAAAAAAATTTAAAGTATCATCTGTTACACCAGTTATTGTTGATGCAGAAACTACATTTTTAATTTTAAATGTTTCATTTGCATATGACTCAAATTCTACCACACAAACAAAAGGTGGATTAGAGTCTTTGATTAGTGATACAATATCTGCATATAACGATACAGATTTAAAAAACTTTGACAACCCATTTAGGCACTCAAAACTTACTGGACAGATTGATGATACTGATACTGCAATATTAAACAATACTGTAACAGTTACACTTGGTAAATTTATTACACCTACTTTATCAACTAAGCAATCTTTCATTGTAAACTTTGCAAACGCACTTTTTAATCCACACTCAGGACACAATGCAGCTGCTGGTGGTATTATTGCATCAACAGGATTTTTTCTTGGTGGAGCGACTGAGTATTTCTTTGATGATGATGGTGCAGGCAACCTTAGAATTTATTCTGTGGTTGCTGGTGCAAGAGTTTATTTTGATTCAGCTGCAGGCACAATTGATTACACAAAAGGAACTGTTACAATCAATCCACTTACAATTACTGCAATATCAAATGTTGATGATGAAACATCAGTATCAATAAGAATTACTGCGATACCAAATTCAAATGATGTTGTTCCAGTTCGTAATCAAATACTAGAAATAGATTTAACAAATACAACTATTGTTGGCTCAGTTGACCAAACAACAACAACTGGAACAGGATATACAACAACAGTTACAAGTGGTGGAACAGTAACAACTACAACTGTATCAACACCATCTTCAACTCCAACATCATCAAGTTACTAATATGTGGATACGAAATAATTCTAAGCATTATAACTGGAAAGTATTATGACAGTAGTTGCTGTTGATTATGCTGCAAATTTTCTTTGGAGCACAGGAAGTGAAGCTCCAGAATCTGGAACTGATCCTATGATTCCTGTAACTAATCTCAGCACTGTTTCAAGAAAATTTACTACTGACCAAATAACAAATATTTTAAGTGGTGATAGATTTAGTCAAAGATATGAACCAAGTGCATATCAGAATTTACTAGATACTGATAGTTTTGTGGATACTGTTCAAATATTTCCAGAGGTTGAATTTACATACACACTTTGGATGTATCAAGTTGATCCAACAACTATACCACTTGGTGGTGATTTTAATGTAGGTCAGCACATATTTTATTTAATGCTAGACCCTTTAATTAAAGGAAAAAATATTACAGTAACAAATAGTATCTATGTAGATGAAAGAGTAATTCCACCATTTCCATCAGCAACCGATCCATTAGTTTATTTTAATGGTACTTCTGGAATTGAACCTTACAACAGTTTTGCATTTAAAGATGATTGGACTGTTGACGACTTTATTTTAGACACATCATATACTTCATCACAAGGTGATAATAGAATTTATCCTTTTTGGATGTTTAGAAATGACCCTAGAAAAGATGGTACTTTTGAACAAATTATAGATGCAGACAGACTTCCTAGAGGAAGAAGTAGTAGAACTTTTCAAAATTTAGGAGATTATGTAAGTTATTTTAATGGATATGATAGAACTGGTGATGCTGACTTTGTTTCTAAAAATACTCAATACAATAGTATTATTGATAATGCATTAAATGTAACTGGTGATGTTATTTTCTCAGCAAAAGCAACTATATCTGGATATTATACACATGATGAATTATTTTCTGATGTAACTGCAAAATATGTTCCTGTTGGAGAATCTGATTTATCTACACCAAACATATCTTTGGGTGGTAATCAAGTTAATTACAGTGGTGTATTATCTGGAATACCACAAGGACAAGAGGTATATGAAATAAAACCAGATGCTACTCAACAAGTTCTTCTTCCAATTAGAATACAAGCTAGACAGCATTGGCCAGAGTTTCAAAGAGCATTTGAGTTAGGCGGTAGTGATTATAGATACAGTGTGGGTTTAACAGGCGCTACTCCTTATCGCACAGATAAATTATTTACTAGTCTACAAGACTATGAAAAAAATGGAATTGGTACTGTAACTGGTTTTACTAGTGGGCAAGTAGGATATCTTACACACACGCAAGACTATTCAAAGACAGGAACATTTATAAGTGATTACTTTAACTCGTCTGATTATAAAGATGGTATAAGAACTAGTAGTTTACAGCAAACAACTACAGAAACAGAGGAGAGTGAAGATGCCGGCGGTTACTAGGATTGGAGATTTAGGAACTGGGCATGGGTGTTTTCCACCTAGAGTCAACACTAGTGGAAGCACAACTGTGTTTGCAAATAATATTGGAGTTCATAGAGCAACAGACACTTGGGGAGTTCATGTTTGTATAAATGATGGAACAAGTCATTCATCAACTCTTGAATCTGGCTCATCAACTGTGTTTGCAAATAATTTACAATTAGGAAGAATAGGAG